TATTTGCTATTAATAATTTATTATCATTAAAATCTAAATAAAAATCTAAATATACTCCAGGACTATTTTGTATGTAAGAAATAAATTCATTAGTTGAGTTTACTACATCTGTATTTAGAATAGAAGTAGTATTTAATCTAATTTCAGTTCTATCAGGACTAATTTGATCAATGTAATATCTATTAGTTGCTGAAGAACTTAATCTTTTTCTTAAAAAGTTATATAGTGTATTATAATTTCCTGTGTCGTATCCAAATGATTTTAAATCTTCTTCAGGATCTATAACTACAATATTATCTAATAGTTTATAGTTAGGGTAACCAAAAACATTTGAATTTAGAATGTTTTGATTACTATCTAAAATAAAATATTCAAGATAATCAGTTGATGGATCAAAGGCCACATCAATGTTTGTTGATGAAATTAAATTATTATCTTCCAATGAATATTCTTGATATTCAAAAGTTATTGGATCTACTGGATTTATATTAACTATTTTGGCCATTTTATTTTTGTAAAGTTGTAATTGTTTGAAGTAAACTTACATTTTCACTTTTAAGTTGTGTTATTTCTTCTAATAATGATTGTATCAATTCATCATTTTGAGCATTACCTATATATGCAGTACTTGTTTTAATAAGATACTCATGAGAATTCGTATCTCCAAATTGAGGTATAATATAAAATAATTCTTGATAATATTTAAAGAAATCTTCAACTGAAATAGTAGGTTGAGTAACATCTACAACTGGTTCAATTAATTGTGTAAATGAAGTATCAATTACTTTTGGGTATTGATTTTTACTGTATACTTTTTTTGTTAAATTAATTTTATCCATTTACTATTTTAAAGTAAAAATTATCATTAAACTCAAATGTTGAACCATTTATTGTTGTTTTGATAAAAATTTCATAATATCTTTCTGTTTCAAATCCACTCATATCTAAATTAAAATAACTACTAGTTTCATCAGCACTCAATTTAGTATATTGAGTATCAAAATCTATTACATATTCATTAGTAGCTAAATCCTTTACAGCATAATATGAACTTGTAGGTAAATAATAATTATTTGTAAAATATGAGGATGTTGAGAATACTCTATTAGGGTAAGTAGGTCTAGCATTTACTCTAAACTTATTAATACTACTTGGATAAAAAATTCCTGGGTTTTCAGCTACTGAAATTGTTGCTGGGATAGTACTTATAATAGTTTGAGTTGATGAACCCGTATTCCATGTAAAATCTACCCATTTAAATTCTAAACATGGGGGGTAAATAGTATGAGTATCAACTGAAAAATATTTTAATTTAGGTTGTACATTTAAATCATCAACGAATTCTACATCCTGTTTTAAAATAAATCCATTATTTGGAATAGAACCAGAATACCAAGCACTTACTACATTAGTTACATTTATATTTATATCTTTATCACTCCAATATCCAAATGTTTGAGAACCACTATATGAACCTGAAATATACCAAGTTCCTCCACCAGCATCTGATGATGTAGAATATGAACCTGTACTTCCAGCTACGAAAGAAGAAGTTGCCCATCTATTAGAACCTTGGTAATCTCTCCATATCCAACTACATCCATTTTGAGTCTCAGGTGAATTAGTAAATTTACCCGTTCCCATATTCCATGATCCTGATACTGGGAATACTTTTATTGTAGTATCTAAATTTAGTCCATCTTCATTGGCTACAAAACATCTTAAATTAGATTGCCAAGTTGAACTTGAGATTTTATTATTTATTACATCATTAATCTCACTTGTAAAAAATTGGATTAAAAACCTACTTGCTTGAGGAGCAGGTTTACCTAAATCTCCTACAACTAAAGATGCCTCTAGAATCTCATCTAATCCCGTATTCATTTCTTCATATAATGAATATAGGGTTGCATCTTTTTCAGGAAAAATTTTATATACAGCCATTCTTTATTTATTTATTATAATTTTTTCTAAATTTATATATTTCTTTATCTTTTAAATAATTTAACATAGTAGGGATAGATAAATTATATATTTTAGCTAGTTGATTAGTTGATAATGTTTTATATTGTTCTTGAATTACTTCTAAATTTAAATTATCAGTTTTACATTTAGTTTTTTTACCTATTATGGATTTGGATAAATTATCTTTATGTTCTTTACTTAATTTTTTATTAGTTAAAGGACTAACATATTTTTTTATTTGGGAAATTTTATCTTCTAATTTATATAATTCTTTTTCTCTTAACCATATATATCCCCCAGCACATTTAGTTAACCCCATAAGACATCTATTTATATTTCCCTTATGTTGTTTTTCAGCATCTATTAAACCTTCCCATATTTTTATTAATTCACCACTTAAATTAAATTGATAAATTTTTCTTCTTAAATTTTTTGAAATATTTTCTTTAATAATTTTACTTCGTTTAATATTAGCTTTTAACAACCCTTCACTAATTTTATCCTTAGTTTCTTGACTCATATGCCCAAATCTCCCATCTGTTCTACAACACAGACTTGGTACTTCTAATACTTTATATAAATTTTTATAATATGTTTCGCGCATTAATAGTTGTTCAATAACACATTCCTCAACTATTTCAAATTTATGATTTTCGGGACCGTATTTTTTGAGTGAGTTATATAATTTAGGTTGAGTTTTACATCGTAATGTTTTATAATCTTTATTCCACCTATTTTCTATATTAGTAGATTGACCTACATATATTTCGTTGTTTGGGTTGGTGATTTTATAAATTCCAATCATATATTTTAATCATACATATTATAAAACATTAAAAGCTAACACAGCGACCAACTATATCAGAGTTTAAGTATTTAACTTCAAAAATACTAGGATCTAAACTAGGATAGATTACATTATTAATAGTTGCTGCTTTTATATCGTAAGCATATTTACTATATCCTAAATCTTCTCCTACTTTATTTACTATTTCTACTTTATTTACTGTTTGTACCCCTTCTATTTTATCTAATAATATATATAAATCTCTTAAAAGAATAGGCTGATTTATTTGCCAGTTATCTATAGCAAAATAATTTTTTAAAGCAGTAATACAATTAACTAGTACTTCATTATTATTATAATCGGGTAATACTATTATTTCAAAATTAACTCCAATATTAATTATAAATCCATCTTTTATATTTATAACATCATTTACCATTCTATATTGAGATAAATAAGTTGAAATATTTTGTTTTAATGCTGTTGAAGGTACTCGTAAAGTTTTATCAGCGTTATAACTTAAAGCATATAAATCTAAAATTGAATTAGTTTCACCTGCTGAGATATTTTGTGCTTTTGTTGTTTCAACATATGCCTTAGCAATAGCCCCATATTTGGCAGGCATTGATAATACTCTAACTAAATAATCATCAGATGTTACGTTTCTTAATTGAGTACTAAAATTAGCGGATGCATTTTGGCGAATTTCTTCTATTGTATCTCCATCTCCTCCTCCATCAGCTGCAGATGCATTATTTACTGCTAATGATGAAAAAATATAATTAGCAGTACTTGTATTTAGGTTGTTTTTAAGAAATTTAATATCTCCTGAAATGTTAGTTAATGTGTTTGCAGGAGTATTTGCTGTTGCTCCACCTCCTGTTAGATATCTAACAGTTAAAGTAGTGTTTGAGGGTGCAATACCATATGTTTTTGTAAAGATAAAGTTGGATGGAGAATATGCTGTATTAAGTTTTTGTTTTTCAAATGGTAATCCTAAACCTACATTATCAGGATTAGGTACTACCGTTTCATCTGTATCACTAGAAGTTCCAGCACCAAACTGTAATTGTAAAGATCCAGAATCTATAAATCTTGTTGCAAATCTTCTTTGTACTTTTTTTAATTTTAATAAGTACGGAGTATCTCCGGCTGAGCTAAAATTAGGGTCATTTGCATTTGTATTTTTTATAGAATCATAGATTGTTTCTTGTGCTAAATAATCTACTTCATACCATTCATTGTTGTCCGAATCCATTACATCTAATATTCCTACTATTTTATCTGCGTTAATATTAACAGTTGAAAATTTAACAGGACTACCAAAACTAAAAGTAGTAGTATTAATTGTAGATGATATTGCTTTTCTTGTTTTCTTTAAAAGAAAAAATGTTGGATTTCCAGCTGAAATGGCATATACACTTACTTCAGTAGGATCAGCCGAACTAGATACTGAGAAATCTATAGGGTCTTCTATAATAAAATTTGAGGTTCCAGTTAATGGAGAAGAAATTACTGCATTTTCATTTATAAAAAGAGTATAATCAAAATCAGGAACATAAATACTACTAGATAATTTTGATGGAACTTGTTGATAAAAATCAACATCAGCAGTAGCAACTTGGGTAACGTTTGGTTTGTATCCTAACATATATGCCAATTCAAATAAGTTATTATTTTGACGAGCATATTGTAAATAATTTTCTTGAATTTGATTATCAAGATAAAAAGATAAAACGTCTCCAACATATGCAGCCATCTCCATAAACATCATTCCTGGAGATGATGGACTGAAATCATTATATGTTGTTGGAAAATATGTCCTAGCATAGTCAATTAGACTAGCTCTAAATTCTGTAAAATCTTTGTTAAGATATTTTATATTTCTTTTTACTGCCATTTTATATAAATGATATTTGAATTTGATCAACTATCCCTGTATGTATTATTTTATATTGCATAGTAACTATTATTTCATTGTTATCTGGGTTCTGTAGTACTTCTAGAGTAACTATAGAAACTGAAGGGAAATATGTTGCTATTTGACTTTGAATATCTTCTTTTAATCCTTCAACATTCCCATTAGATATTTGTTCAAAAATAAAAGCTCTAAGATTAGCTCCAAAGTCCGGATTTAAATATCTTTCTGTGCTATTTGTAAGAAAAAAATTTAATAAATTATTTCTAATAGCATCTTGAGTAGTATAGGTTGAAAAAAAAGTTCCAGGGGCATTAAAAGGAATAGAAACCCCAACAGCCGTACTAGGCTTAGTATCAATTGGAAATATTCTATGGGGATTATATGCCATTATTTATTATTTCTTACCTATTAAACTCATTATTTGATCCATACCTAAATCTCCAGAAGGAAGAGTTCCATTTACAGGATCTACACTTCTAGGAACAAAAGTTTGAACATCATTAGAAGTAAATGCCTTTTGAGTTTCTCCTAAAATGTTTTGAATTGCTGCTCTACGATCAATTGGACTCATTTCACCTTGAGAGTTACCTATTAATGGGGTTGTTCTCATATGTTCATTAACCATATTTCCTTTTGGAGATTTTAATGCTTCTAAAAGAATATCTTTTAATTCTTCTTGAATTGATTCTCTTACGGCTTCTTTGATTATTTTTTTAAATTTTGTTATGTCCATGTTTATAAATATTTAATTAAAAAACTTTTAATATGCTTTTAGATTATTAGAATTAATTATTAATTTGAGTTCTTCTATTAAGATCTGATCATCTGTTGTAAAAGATAGAGCTGTTTGAATTAATGTAATGTTGTCTTGATTTTTACCAACTGCACGTTTACGATCAACAGTTGGAGTATAAGGTACTTTTTCTATTTCAATAATAAACCCATTATATGTTGTATTATTCTGTGTTTTTTCTGCTTGTTTTTGTAAGTCGGCTATTTTGATTAAATCCGGAGAAATAGTTGATAAATCGTTTGAAACATATTTGTTACACGCTTTAATTTTATCATCAATACTATTTAAAACAGTTATAATTTGAAGGATATATCCATTAACCATTGATATAGATAATGAAGCTGAAGCTACTATTGACTTATAATTTTCTATAAGGGCTTTACCTGTAGTAGAAAATGTTAGTTTATTAATAAGATCTCCTAAATCACTTAAAGTGGCAGGGACTGCTCCAGGGATTACTGGGGCTGCTTTTGCTGCTGCCGAGACTGCTGTTTTTGCTATTTGTAATCCAGTAATGATTCCAGTTAATGTTGAAATAGTAGTATTAATTCCGTCTATTATTTTTGTTAAAACGCTTAATGTTTTTGAAATATTATTAAGTGATCTAACTATTCCATTTCTTGTATTTATTATTTCTTTTAACTTAGCATCAGTAGGACATACATTTAATTTTTGTAATAAACTTAAAGCTTGCGGAAGTAATAATGTTGATATTTGAATTCCTAAACTTAAAATTAATTTTGGAACTTTTGCGGTACCTGTTAGTTTTAAAGAAGTAGGAACGGCATTTAAAATATCTTTAGCACTAGATGTTTTTAATCCTTCTAATGATATTCTAACTTTTTCTGCTTTCTTTTTAATTTCAGCATCTATTTCTTGAGATGTTTTTCTAGATGTTGCCATTATATTGTATAGTTATTATTAGACTTGGCATTTTCAAGTTTCTTATTTGAAATTATATCTTCTAAAAATACGTTCATTTGAGTAGCAGCAGCATTTAATGTACCTAAAGGAGTACCTGGAGTTGTTGAGACTGCATTAGAACATATAATCATAAATTGATTTAAACTATTAACTAATTCTGTTAGTAATTTAATAGTTATATCTCCTAATAGTACTGGTTCAGTGGCATCTTTGGAACCTAAAAATAATTTTCCGGATTGTATTATTACATTTCCGGCAGTGTCAAAATTTATAGAGTCAACAGCATTTAAATTTATTGATTTTTTAGAACTTAATAATATATGATCTGTTTTAGAATTAAATATTAAACGACCTGAATTTAGTGCTATTTGAGGACCGCTATATTGATTTGGAGAATCAGGTTTATTGGTTTTATAACTAAAATAATCAATGGGAGTAGATGATTTTAATGGTAATTTTTGTGTACTAGTAACATATATAGATGATATATCATTATTAATATCTTCCACAATAGGAATCCACCCTTCAGGACTAGTATTTACTGATTGTCCATTTCTGATGATCATTATAGGATCACCATTATTGCCATCACTTGACCAAATATTAGGGGTATTTTTGACAGTTGAACCTATTCTAATACTATTACCCCATCTTCCTTCATAAATAACATCTCCTTCAAATGGTAATAGTGGATGAATATTTGATCTTTCCTTAAATGTTTTTCCTAAATTTATTTCTGTTGATTGATCCGTTACTCTTCTAACACTTCCATCTCCAGTTTGTTGATAATCTTTCTGTTGAGTAGGAGGAGGAGTATTTGGATTTGAAGGATATCCATTATGATGAGGATGATTCCAAAGAGATATTACACTTATATAATAATTTTGAGTACTTGTAGTTGATGAACCTATATTTGTATTAGGCATCGATAATAAAAATACAATCTCATTTTCTAATGGATAATTTTTTACATTGGGGTAAATAGGTCGAGCTGTAGGATATATAGGTAATTCTAAAGGGTTTTCAACACTTTGAAATTCTATAGTTCCTAATCCATTCCATCCTCCTAACTCATTAAATCTTGGGTGATTTTCATCTAAGACTATACTTTTTACTCTTACAGCAGTATTATTAGTACTAATATTAGGTAAATTATTTCCTAAATTAGAAGTAGATGAATTTAAATTATTATTTAATGCACTAAATCCATATCTACTTTTCGCCATTATCTTTATTTTTATCGTGAAGTTTATTTATATCAGATAAAAGCTGTTGTTTTTCTTCTTCTGATATGCCAAATGATTCTTCGGATGATGATGAAGATGATTGTAAAGATCTTTGGATGATAGTAGCCATTTTAATAAGCTGTTCATCGTTTTTAATTCCCATTTCTAAATAATCTCTAATTAAAGGAACTACTAAAGTAGCATCCCCTATTTCTGATATTAGTGGTTTTAATTCATTTATTAGATTTGAGATTTGATTTTCTTTCTTCTTTTGGTTAGTATAAATTTCTTCCAAAATATCTCCGAATTTCTTTTTCCCAAATATGGTTGTGTCTAGACTTTTAGGTTTCATTTATAATAAATATTATATATTCTAAGATTTGAAATACCCATATTCTAAATAAAATGTATATTTTTCTTTAAAATTATCACGTAATATATTTGATATTTTAGTTATTTTTGGGGCTTTAACATCTATAATTTCTTTTATATAAATATATAATGCCTTTTTATTGAAAATATCTATTGTTTCTCTACTACGAAATAATTCCAAAATAGCATCAGCTATACAAGCATCTTGTGATTTAGGAAATAAGATAAATAAGTTATCAGAACAATAATTTATCCATAAATCAGTGAATTTAGATAATTTATCAATATGTGTATAATTAGAATATAATGAATCATTGATATCTATTTCGGTTTCATTTTCTATTAAATTTGAATTCAATGAATTAATTGCAATATTTTCTTCAAGTCTTTCCTTATCTTTCTCATTATAACCATTCATTGAAATTAATTCAACTCTTTTTTTATAATTCTTCTTATTGTTTAATATAAGATATCTCTTTACAATAGTCCCAAAATATGAATATGCTTTTGCTCCTCTAGTAGGATCGAATAAATGTATTTTAGATAATAGAAAAGTTATAATTTCATGTTGAAGGTCCTCAATATTATCTACTTCGGTATAGTAAAATTTAAAAGTATGAATTATATTTTCAGTTAATTTAAAAAAAGCATAATGTATTTTATCCCCATATATTTTACTACGAATATCAAAATCTGTAGTATTATTATATAATACAATAGAATCTTCGGTCTCTTGTGTAAAGTAATTTTTACTTTTTTTCTTTCTTTTTAATCCAACCATAATTATAAGTCTATTTTAAATGTATTCAACTCAGATTGAATCTTTTTAATAAATGTGAAGAAAAATCCAACTTCATCATCACTTTTAAATGTTCCTTTTTCATCTACCTTATTTAGTAGTTTATCTGACTCATTAACAGCGTCTGTGAATTTGGTAATATATTCCTGATATGATATAATGACGTCTTCCATTCTTTCTTGTTTCTTTAAAAGGTTAAGAATAACAAATACTAAGACTCCTATAATTAATAATAATAAAATACTGAAATAGATCATAATTAAATATTGTTTAACATGTTTTTCAAACCTTCGCTCTTTATAGAACCTAATGCTTTGCTCTTATTTCCGTTTTCCTTTTTTATAGCAAAATTATTATCTTTTTTAGGGGCATCATTTCTGAACTTAGGTAAGTACTCTACTTCAAATTCTATCCTAGCGGCCATTAAATCGGCTTGATGAACGATATAAGGTAATGATGTCCTTGGTTTTTGTTCAGGAGTATAAGCCATTAGATATTTTTTATTAGCTTCATCATATAAACCATCATGTATCTGAATAGTAATCATTTCATTAAATGAATACTGAATTCCATGTGATTGTAATAAATATAATCCTCTATCAGGGACAGATGCAAAAGCTAATTTAGTATTAAAGGTATAATCTTCACCTAATTTATCTCTTCTCCATGTATCAGTCTGTGGGATGTATGCCTCATTTTCTTCATCACCTAACTTTCCTAAGTCATGATTTAATGCTGAAAATACTAATTCTTCAAGGGTATATGTTGAAGTATCTACACCATGTTTTTCCCAAAGTTTATGTAAGTCTAAAGCACATTCAATAACTCTTAACACATGATCTATATATCCTGATACATGACAGTTATGATATTGTTTTAAATGACTGGCAGGCATAAAAAGTATTCTTTCTTGATATTTCTGATAGAATTCTATTAGTTTTTCTTTGCGGGGGGAAGTTATATAATTATTAATATAATTAATTAATCTATCCCACATTTTTTGTGTTTCTTCTGGGGTGTATATTTGTTTCATATTTTGTTTGTATTTATTTATTTATTTAAATTTCCAATAAAAATTATAAGCTTTACATCCTTTTATTAAAGCATTTCGTATATTAGAAGGTTCTTTAAATGTTTTTCTAGTTTCCCACATTGAATAAAATTCATTAATCACAATACCATTTGAATCAATTTGTAATATAGGTTTATCTTTAAATCTATCATCTTTAAAGGATGATATTACTTTTGGAAAGTCTTCATTTGTTTTATATTTCCAAATAAACCCACCTGCAGTTTTTTGTTCTCCTTTTAAAGCAGATCCTAATGTTTTAATATTTAATTTACTACATACATCAGTATATGAATCCCACTCCTGAAGGAAATTACCTTGTAAATCATACTGCAACACTTTTTTATTTCTTTTATGAGGAATTCCTTTTATTGAACCTAACCCTTTATTAGTACAATTATAAAATAGTTGACTTTTCTCTACATTATAATAGTGACAGTAATATTTTTCCATTTCCCTTAATTTATCTAAGGGGCAATAACATAAAATATCTTTTTTAAAGTTAGATTTTCCATATTTCTTAATTGCTAGTTTTAAATTAACCCCTGAACCATAATAATATTTATCATTATTAGAATCCGACCCAATATATTTTTTCCCATTAATTAAATTTGTTGTTATATAAATAACACCTTCTAATGATTTTTCTGCTGTTAATTTCATAACTATTTTTTATTATTTAAATATATGGATTTACTTCTTCAGGAGACATTGGCTCTCTTTCAATAAATGCCTTTAATTCTTCTAATTCTTGTTCAGCCAACGCTAGAGCACTTAAATATTCTTCTAATGCTGCTCCTCTTTGTACACAAAACTTTAATTGTTTTAATTTTCCCTCTATATTCTCTACCTTTTTTAGAACCGAATTTCTATTTCTCATAATTTTATATATGTTTAATTGTTTTTAATTTTCTTAAGTTAATGAAGATTTCTTGGGTCTCCAAATTTTTCTTTAATTTTCTCGAAAGTTCTTTATTTTGCATATGAAAGCACATTTCTCATATTCCTCCATCATTTCGAAGTATTTCATTGATTTATTTAATCCCATATCAAATTCTTTTTCCTTTATATTTTTAATTACTAGGATATCATATTCTTGATTTAAATCTAGTTCTGAAAGGTATTTCCATGCCGTATTATAGACTAAGTGATTACTAATTTCAGCGATATTTGATTCATCAACGTTAATATTTTTTAGAAGTTTATTCATCTTCTTTTCTAAGACCTCACTGTTTAAAAACGATTTTATAAACATTCGGATATTATATTCAGGTAATCGAGTAAAGTCAATTAAAACGTCGTTTATGGT